TCAAAACTAATACCTGTTTTAACGGTCTCACCGTTTTTCTCTTGTGTACTAATGTTAATTTTAGGGTTGTCCTTGTACTCTGGAATACCTAAAATAACATTGAGCTTGCTCAAGTTTGGCATACCAAACGTGCCTTCAAACTCTTTTAGTGGTTGTTTAAATGTACCTTGGATAATAACAGTTCTATCTTCAGCAATGGCATCAACTTTTGTTTCAGTTGAGGTACCTTGTACTTTAATAGTGTTAACGTTACCAAGTGTGAATGTATGTGATACTAGATCTAGTAAGTTGTCTTTCATTGAACGTTCTCCTTGTAGGGAAATTATACTTGATATTTAGATAGAAATCAATAGTCGATGTCATCTATGGTTAAATCTGTATAACCACTTTGCTCTAACGCCTTTTTAATGCATTGTTCTTTAGTGTATGTATGATACTTTATTTGATAAGATTGTGCAAGTTGTATTACATCAAATACTTTTTTAGTTTTTTCACGTTGGTCTCTTTCAGAAACAGCCTGTAATTTTCGTTGTTCTGATACTTCAATTGTTGCTCTGTATTTTTCCTGTTTATTTTTTTCTTTATTAGTTATCCACTCGTCTCTGAGAGCACCTATTGTCTCATCTTCACGTATAACTCTTTCGATAGCTTTTTCTATGGTAAGATTATATTGGTCCCTAAGTGCTTTAGCCTTTTCAAACAAATCTGGCCTATTCTTTTGAAGTTCGAATCGTTGTTGCGCATCTAATGTGCTTTTCAATTCGTTATCTATTCTAGCCTGTAAACTTCTAGGATCTTCGTCCTCATCTAATACCTGAATAATCGCACCCAATGCTTGGTGCGCCTTACATGTATTCAACACACCAGGTTTCTTGACTTCCACCCAACTCACTGTGGGATCAAAGTCGTAACTGGTAATTACTTCAAGACCTAGACTTTCTATTAAGGGTAACAACATGTGCTTTGGAGTATGGCACATAAATGCATTTTCTACCATTTCAGCATTTTGCCAACGGTCACTATTGTTGTAGCTGAACATTAATACACCGCCAGGTCTCATAACCTTAACTATTTCTGTTAGATATGATTTAATCGCTTCTAACGGGAAGTAATTAAAAACGTTCCATGCTAACACAAAACCCATTTGTTTTTGTGGTAACATATCTAGGTTGTAATCATTTTTAATGAGATATGACCTTAACCTACGTGTAGCATAAAATTCATTAAACTGTAATTTAGTACTGTCTAAGAATTCTTGATGAACATCCACAATATACAATGGATCGCTAGCTATCATTTCATTAGTGAATGTACCATCACCTGGGCCTATTTCTAAGGAAGGATATTTCCAGTTTACGTAATGATATATCCTACTTTTAATAATATCTTTTACATTTTCATAAATGTACAAACGTCTTATATCTCTATTAGTAGCAACGTCTGCTATCTTATGCTGAGTCTCGTACATCTCATAACTGTCAATAAAGTATTTTTTGTCTAGTTCTAAAATATCTTTATCAAGTTCTGCGATACGTTTGTTTTTGATATCTTCTATCTGCCTTAGTAAGGGAAATATGTTCTTGTAGTGACTATTAATTTCTTGAATTAAACCTGATTCTAATATACGGTCCGCACCCATACTCATTTGATTGACCAAGGAAATGTGGTCATTAGCTGATTGTTCTAGTTTAGTAGAGCTATGACTTTGAAGATCTTGCTTGTACTTTAATAATTGACTGAGACGCATACAACATATTTATCTACGCCTCTTACTCAAATTCGAATAAACTATCAAAAGTGGTGGTTATTCCTGTATGTGCAGGGATGTCCCAGTCTAGTACACCCAACAAGTTTTCTACTTTCTGGTCAACAATGGTAGACTCCATCAAGTCATCATCAAAGGGCAAGTCCTTAAACCATTGTGGGATATGTAGTTCATCTGTGGGATAACCAACACTAGTAAAGCCTAGTGGATTATCCTTTAGTTTGCACACAATCGTTTTCATACCATCTACAATCTGCTGACTGTAGTTGTCGCCGTGCATACGTCTGAGGTTGTTCCAGTTCATTGCGGCACGAACGTGTCCCGGCATGTTTGCTTTGCCCAAACGTTTTTCTTCATTGGTGTACTTTGTTAAGTTATTAACACGCTTAGGTGTTCCTTTCTCCCAAGCAGGACGCTCTCTAAATGCGTATTTGAACTCACGCACCATGTCGTATATTTGTTCCTTTTCAGCGCCTGTCAGTGTTGCTAATAATATTTCACTGAGGAAGTTTTGTACTACTGCTGGAGTATCACTACGCTTCAAGTCTAAGCCCATTGCTTTTACTTTTCCGGGCTTGCCTTCTGTATCCAATCTAAATCCTTCTAAGTCATAGATTAGAGCCGCATAACGCTTCTTCTTGATATACAGGCCTTTAGTAGCAGTAATCTCTCTGCCGCCTTGTATTAAGGCACCCATGTGTTGCGGACAGTGGAACGCACGAGACATAAACTTAGGGAAACTTTCATTTAGTTGTTCTGCAATCTGGTCGTAGAGTTGTACTACAATGTCTTTGTTCCATTCTAGTTTGCCTGCTTCTACATCTGCCTTAACAGCGGGCCACATACTAAAATAAGCAGAGTCTGTGTCACCATATATAATTGCTTCCCCTGTGTGATCGTAAACTCCCATAACGCATTCATTTATGTATGCATCCATGTGTTTTGCAATACTTCTACCAGTTAGTGTAGTTGACTGTCCAATACGTTTGTCAAAGAATCTACACCCTGGATTAAGAATAGCACCATACAAACTGTTCAAGTTAATCTTCTTGACCAACTGTCGTTTGTCCCAGAACGCAATGTCCTCTTTGTCAGTTGCTTCTTTCTTTTTAGCCTGTAGTTCTTTACGTTCTGCATACCAGCGTTCTAGTAGTCCTGGAATAATACCTTTCTTTTCATATGTAAAGATAGTGCCGTTAGCACTCAATATCCAACTTGTGTTGCTGTCGAATATCATCTTCCATAATTCAGCACCTGTGTGTACTGTGCTTTCACCATTCTCCCAGTCCACAGTTATCTCTGTGCCTGCTTGCATTTCCATGACAGCAGTATACTCTAGAGTAGCAAATAAGCCGTCCCAGCTGTCTGTAAAGCTCTTACCTGATTTGCGCTTCTCTGCCAAATAACTGTCAGTCATAATAGGACGTAGTTGTCCTACAATAGTTTCTGGCCCCATGTTTAATGCACGAATAGCACTAGGATACAGTGAGTTAATATCAATAGCACCTACCCAGTCATGCATACCCTTTTTAGGATGTGCAACGTAAGCACCTGCCGCTTGTGTTTCACCTTGTTCGTCTCTGTTCCTATTAGGCACAACCATATCAAGTTGGTGTGCTTCGTTAATAATTGCTTGTTCTGTAACAGCCACAGCACCCATTGTTGTTGGCAACAATACTGTGTTGTCGTGTGCGAGTTCATTTGCTAGATCCAGGAACCTTAGTTTTTGATCTAGTTTGTGTAGTAGTGCTGTATCCTGTCTGTTATACTCAATAAATGTTTTAAAGTCCTGGTTGTATAACTGATCCAGTGTGCCTTCATAGGCTGTTTTACGTTCACCTAGTTCATGTTCACCGATAGCATCTAGGGAATAACTATGACGTTCTTCGTATGTGTACTTGCGATAGAGTTGCATATAATCCATATGTACTCTACCAATAAGATCAAATGTTACTTGCTCCGCACCAAAACGTTCAAATGTACGCTTCTTGGGATACTGCCCCCACAAACAAAAACGCCTTGTGTCGTCCTTGCTTAGTACTCTGTTAATACGCAGTACTGTATAGGGAATATCATATCCTTCACTGTTCCAACCACTTAGGATGTCTGCGTCATCAATTAAGTTTAAAAACTGGTCTAACATCTCACGTTCGTCTGTAAACATGAATGTGTCTTCAAACTGTTCTGCAACCGCTTGTGCTTCCTCCCAACTCATACCCTTGGGGGGTATAGCAAGTGTAATTAACTTACCTAACCAATCTAAGTAAACAGTAATAGCAGTAATTTTATTGAAGGGATCTTCTGGCGGACTGAATCCTTTTTGTGGATCAAAGTCAACCTCAATATCGAAAAAGCACGTCTGTAGTTTGGGAGCATCTGTGCCTAAATAGTTTTCTTCTAGGCATCTGTATACTACGTTAATATCAGATTCCCATAGACGTCTTGTTGATCCCTGTATCTTTTGTTCCTTGTGGAACTCTTTGCCGTTGCGTGTGCTGAATCTGCTTACAGGAGTGCCATAGATAGTTCTATGTTTGCCTTTGGGATCATCATAATAGAATACGTAGTTGGCAGGAAACTCGTTGTAGATCCTCTCGCCGTTAACACGTTCTACGACGTGAATTCTGTCTGTGTCCCTGTCATGTAATGCGTCTACGTAACTCATCTTACCACCATCCTGTTGCTACTCCATATCCGAATATATTAACACATGCAAAGTACGCAGTCAATAGTAAAGGCCAGACTAGTCGTCTCCTGTGATATGCTAGTACTGCGGCAATACTTCCTATAAAGAACCCAGGATATATAACAGTCATATCTGGTGCGTCTGCATGCATAGCCAGCCACATACTAGCACCTACTGTAAAGATAAAACTAGTAAGTTCTAAGTAAAATGCTTTTGGGTCTGCTCGGTAACTGTCTAAGAAGTATCGTTTTAGCGACTTCAAAGTGTCTTACCAACAGTCTCTAGGATATGTACGGTTTCTTCGTGGTCTTGATTGACTTCACCAAGTTTAGATTTGTGAGCGATTCTGATTGCTTTTTTAAGTACACTAGGTTTGATATCCATTGATTCTGCAACTGCTTTTACAGTATCATTCAAACCAGCATTAAGGTCTTCTACTTCACGCATGACCTGTATGCCTTCATTGATAACTTGGTTAAGTTTTGCTTTTTGCTCGGTTGAATAGACTTTCATTGTCGTCCTTTCTTGAAAAATACATTATAATTGAAATGCAAATAAATTGCAAGTATTATTGTGGTGCGATTGTGCCAGTTGGCTTTGTTGTGGATGAACTGCTACCAGGACGTTGCTGTTGTGCGGCTTGCTGGGCGGCTTGTTGTTGCTGTTGTTTACGCATGGCCATATTACCTATGCGTCTGTATTCATCTGCAAACTCGGGATGCTGTCCCATACTGGTTACTAACTGTAAGTAAGGTGCATCTCTATATGTCTTTGAGTCTGAAGCCTGTTCTTTTTTAGAGATTTTAGAAGCCAATGCTTTTATCATTGCCCTTGTGCCGGGATCTTGTGTAATAGCCATTATTACTTCTGCATCAGGACCTAATTGCCCCAGGTCTGCATCGGTAGGCACATCCGGTAACGGTCTATTTAAAGGCGCTACTGGTGACTGATCTTCTAATATTTCTCTTATTTTCATACTAGTATTTACCTACCTTGCCCTCTATATCGTTTGAAACTTCTGCGCTTCGACTTATTCATCATTAGTTTAGATGTTCTACGACTGTTGCCCTGACCAGTCTTCTTATATTTTGCTCTAGTTTCCCAGGGTCCTTTTTCTGACGTTTGCTTGACTTTTGCCACTTGTTACTCTCCTTGATTAATAAAAATACTTTATGTCAGACCACCAGTGCTTTCCCTTACTGATAGCCCTCATCCATCTATCGAAATCTGCTTGGCTAACACCATCTATATAGTACTCGCCACCGCCTTTAGTTTTCATTCTAACAGCAGTTGTTCCATTGTCGAAAACGAAATAATCTAAGTCAGTAATCCAACTACTGGCCACTGGCTCTTCACGTATTATTTCGCTGACTTTCATGATATTCTGCTTTACACTTATCGCACCAACATTCGGAACAATAGTCGCAATCTTCATCTATACAACTATGCCCACAATGTGCTGTATGATAACAGCCTTTACATAATGTAACTACTTCAACTTCCATCTTTAGCCATGCTCTTGATTTCTAAAACATTAAAATTAGGATCTTCTACAAAAAATGTTTCTTGTTGGTAATCACTAGACTCAAATCTAGTATAAGGTTTGTCTAAAAATCCCACTGTGTTCTCAACACTTTCTCTTACTTTCATGTAATCTGCATATTTTAAATGAACGCCAAAGTGTGGTACGCATACTTCTCCCATGTCCACACTATGTCTTTCTCTTTCTGGACTTTTTTCTGTTCTGTGAGTTGTTGCGTGTATTGTAAGTTCATTGCCCCAGAAGTCAACATCTTGCCACTTGCCTTCTTCTGCCATGTCTAGTTTACATCCTAGTATGTCTGTATAAAAAGGTAGTGTTTTGGATAAGTCTCCACCGGGTATTGCTAAGTGAAATCTGTTACTCATTTGGTTTTAACGTTCTTTGCTGGACCACGTCTGTTCTTATTTGGGTCCTCTCTGCGTTTACGACTAGCGGCTGTTGCCCTACCTTTCTTACCTAGAGCATGCGCTTTTGCTTGTGGTAGGCACTTAGGTTTGCCTTCTTTAGAACTTCCTCTTGCACAATCGCCACGTATCTTACCATCTGGACCAAAGCGTACCCACTTCTCTTTGAACCATTTGCGTAAGTCTTCGTTGACGATTTCTGCAACTTTCATTATTTTTTTTACTTCCTAATCATTTCGTAAATGTTGCATCGTGATATTTGTCGAATTTAACTTCACCATCTTTATTAACAGAAATTGCACCAAAAACTAGTTCTTGTCTGGCATCTGGATCAACTTCACGTGCATATGGTAAGTTTCTCAAGTCTCTGTTAAGTTGTGCAATTTTTGCCTCTACTTCATAATCCTTTCCGTACTTATAAACAAATCTTCTATAAGCGTTTTTGTCACGATTTCGAATTCCATTATGTAAAAATTCAATGAATTTTTTAATCTCTTCTACTTGTTTAGATCTATCGGGATTAGGTTCTAATGCTGGACTGGGGTCATCCAATGGTGCTGTTTTATAGTAACCACCTGCTGTTTTTACAACTTTTTTGCCTCTTTTTTCTGCCGCTCTTAGTGCATGTCTTATCTGCGTATAAACTACCTTTTGGGGTAAACGTGACTCAAGATCCCTGTATTCTTCCAGGATGATTTCTTTAATTTTCATTGTTTTTTGCTCTTGTTACCCCAGTTCTTAGCACCAACTTTACGGCACTTACTTAATGCACCACTTGCGTATGCACTGGGCCATACTTTATAACGACTCTTAACTTTGTGATAGCAGGCATCTTTCTCACCAGCCGCTTCATCAAATTGTTCTTCAGTCATCATTTCTGAGTTGTCAAACTTCTCAAATTCTTCATGTATGTCTGATACTAACTTTTCTTTTGAACCTCTAATAGCACCTGCATCACTGTCCTTCCAAGGCTTTTTGCGTATGTCGTAGTTGTCAATATTTCCTTTTGCTACCATAGAACTGAATGTCGACTTATCAGCACCATACTTGTCTTTGAATTCCTCGTCTGTCAGGCTTTCTAGATCCATGGTAAGTTCTTTCATACGACCTTCGTCCATTTTTTTCTTTTCGTCACTGCTGGGACCAAAAGTTTTGTGTACAAGATCGTCTAACTCAGTATGGAATAAATCTTCTTCTTCCTCGGTAGCGTCTTCACCTACAAGTTTACCCTGGAAAGGATGCTTGGTGTAAGGACCATCATACTTTGGCTTGCCTTTACTAGGCTTGTCAGTACCTTTTAACTGATCCTTATGTCCAGACTTAACACTGTCTAAACTTTCTAGTATCTTGTAGATATCGTCGCTCATTATTTTCTCTTTTTAATATCACCTAATGGTTGCACAACTGCGGCAACTGCGCCTGCTGTAGTAGTTTCATCTAAACCCATTTCGGTTTCAACTTCAGGCTCAACTGCTTCTACTGGCATCTCACCATTAGATAACATTTCATATTCTAAGTAATGCTTAACAGCACTTAAGTAGTCACTTGCTTTAGTAATCTTTGCCTGCACCCATGCTTCTAAGCCTTGCTCTTCGCTAATGCCTTTTAACATATTGTGTAGTTCAATTGAGTACTTTGCGCACTTGTATAACTGCCCACGAGCCATTTGGATTTCGTGATCCACTTCGCTCTTAGCGGCTAAGTCACTTAAAATACCTTCTCTAATTACGTCTTTTGCTTTCATTTTACTAACCTTTTATGTATTTATTTAAAGTTTAAACCACTTAGTCTTAATATATCTTTTAATTCATTAAGCGCAGGTGTGTCAGAGTCTACGGAATCGCTAACCTTATTCTTCCCCTTATTCTTCCATTTCTTCTTCTTGTCCCTCATCCGCTGTCTCGCATCTTTCATCGCTTTATCCGCCGCATCTCCTCTTAACTCTTTGTCTGTACGGTTTTTAGTAACTTTTGTTCCGTCTGGTTCTACATAAGAATCAGATGAGGTTGTGACCGTTACGTCTGGGTTATTAGCACCTGTATCTGCCTGTGCTACTTGTTGGTTATTAGCGTTCGCATCTGTTTGCTGAGCACCTGTTGCTCCTTGAGCAATACCACTTTGCGCTGGTTGTTCTTCAGCAGGTGGTACGTTAGCATTTGTTCTTTCAGCATTAGCGGCGTTTCTTCTGGCTCTCTTCTCTGCTGTAACTTTCTCTACGTCATAAGGTGTGCCATCAGGGTTAACAGGTTTGCCATCAGCATCTAATGTTACTCCCTTTTTCTTTTGATCTAAAGTAAGTCGTCCTTGTGCATTATAGTCCTTTGCACGTTGTATTGCTTCTGCGTCTTGCCTAGCCGCTTTTTCTTCAGGTGATTCTTGACTTCTTCTTTCCTGTTCTTGTCTAAATGCTTTGTCGCTGTCAGTTTCAGGAGTAACACGAGTTGTTGCGTTACCACCTGTTGTAGTTACTGTGTCTGTATTAGTCTCTACACTGTCTACAGTTTCTTCCTCACTACGATTTGTTACTGTTTTTCCTGCTTGTTGCTCAGGTTTCTCATTAGACTGATTAGCTTGTGTTGCATCAGTACTTTGTGCGCCTGCATTGGCGGCTGCCGCTTGCTTTTCAGCTTCTCTTTCTTTCGCTGTCTTCATCGGAGCCAAATCTGCTTCGATCTGTTCTTCAGACGCTCCTCTGCTTCGCATTTCTTGTCGGTATTCGTCATCACTCAGGCTATCCAAGTACATGTCATCCTCAGAACCAAACGCATCTCCTGGGTCAGGATTATTATACTGATCATATTCTTGTTTAGATACCTCTTGGCCGTTAACCTTAAAAACTTCTTCGTCTCCAGTATCTGTCATTGGGTCCAACAAATCTGATACAGACTTTCTTGCACCTGCGTTATCAGGTTTTGTTGCTACCTGTGCAGGTTCTTGTTGTGCTGGTGCTTGTTGTTGTGCTGGTGCTTGTTGTTGTGCTGGTGCTTGTTGTTGTGCTGGTGCTTGTTGTTGTGCTGGTGCCTGCTGTTTTGCAACTTGGTCACTTCCTGAACTACTTACTGTACCAATTTTTTGTTGAGCATTGTTATTTTGTGCATTATTTGCACCACCAAAAGAATTACTTGCTGGTTGTTGTTGCACTGGTTCAGCAGGCTTTTCCTGTTGTGCAGGTGCCTGTTGCGTAGTGCCCGCATTATTAACTTTATTACCAAAGTCCATACCACCTTGTGGTCCCTGATTAGTTGCTTGTTGTGCTGGTGCTTGTTTTGCTTGCTGTTGTTGTGCTGGTGCAGGCTTAGTTGCTACTGAAGTAGCGGTACCTGCATTATTAACATTCTTACCAAAATCCATACCACCTTGTGGTCCTTGGTTAGTTGCTGGTTGCTGTTGTTGTGCTGGTGCAGGAGCAGGTTTAGGCGCCGCCGCATTAGCACTACCAGGCATAGTAGGAGTCTTCATTCCTAATTTACCCAGTGTGCCTGATACTGCTTTACCTATAGCACTTTGTGCTTGAGTATTGCCTACCTGAGGTGCTTTAGGTGCAGGAGCAGGTTTGACCATAGGTGCCGCTGTGTTACGTGCTATTGCCTGAAGATCTTGTTTTTGTGGTTGTGGCGCAGGATTAGGCATAGGTACAGGTTGCGGTTTAACTGCTTGTGCAGGTGCAGGCATAGGTACTGGATCAGGTTTAGCCAAAGGAGGCTGACTTCCAGTCCCAGTTTGTGTTGTAGCGTTCTTTTTACCAACACCCATGCGAGGATCCACTTCCATTATGTTTAATATTCTTCTTATATCATCTTGTGCGTTCATACAGTAAACCTTGTCTTATCTGTTTCTTTGCCATCGATCCATATGTTGCGTAATTCAAACATACCCAAATCTGGGTGTAAGTTTTCTACTACGAATTCGTGTTCGCCTGCCTCTAATTCTACCTTAGCAAGTTCACGTACAAATGCTTGCTTGTTATCGAAAGTATATGTACGCTCTGTTAGTAAATCGCCATCACAATATAATCTATATGTTGGTGGTGCTTTTGACCACTTACAGTACAAATCAAACTGTATATCTACTACTTTCATTTGCGCATTATAGCTCTAAAGATAGCACTCTCAGGTACTTTTTTTCTTACATTGTATGCGTTTGTTAGTCCACTACTTGTAGGGCCTACACGTGTATTATTAGCCGCCTGGCGCTGGCGTTCCTGCTCTGCTTTCTTGGCTTCTTCTTCTGCTTTTTGTTTAGCGGCTGCCGCTTCTTGCTCTGCTTTCCTAGCATCTGCTTCTGCTTTTTGTTTTTGTAGGTCTTGTGCTTGCTGACTTGCGTTATCTTTACCTAGGTTTGTGCCTGCACCTGCCATGCCCACTTGTACATTCCCACTAGACCTAGCACGATCTTGTGCCGCTTTTGCTTCAGCTTCTTGTCTAGCTTTATCTGCCGCCGCTTTGGCTGCATCATCTTGTGCCTTTGCCGCCGCCATACCGCTACCTGAGCTTGATGATATTGCATTTCCTATTGAGCTCTGCGCTGGACGCTCTTCAGCAGGTGGTACACTGGCACTAGTAGTGTCTTTTTTAGGGGTAGTGTCTACAACTGGTGTTTCATCTTTAGGAGACGGAGCATCATATTTTTTATATGCTTCTTGTTCTGCTGTGTCTATTGCGGCTCCTAGTTTGTTACCACCATATTTTCTATAGTACTCAGCAGGATTTGATCGCATAAGTTCCGCGGCGTCTTTTTTAACACGCTCACGAGCATATACTGCCTCTTTATCTGGTTCGTCCATCATAAATGCAGGAGTAAGTGCAGAATACTTGTCTTTGTAATGTTGTCTCTGTGGTTTCTCGTCAAACTTGATTTCTTCAGGTTCTACTTCCTTTTTAGTGGTGTCTACCTTTACTTCAGGTTCAGGTTTTCCTGCATCACCGTAGTTAAAGAAAGGATCATCTTTATCTGCTTTCCCTGCATCAGACATATCTACATTTGGTTCAGGCTCTGGTTTAGGCTCTGGTGTGTAGTCGTCATCACCACGTCTGTAATCAGGTTCTTCATAGTCTATTTCAGACTGGAAGTCATCAATAGTTTTATCTACATCAAACGTGCCTTCTTCTTTCTGTTTCTCAACTGCATCAGTCTGACGTTGAATGAAATCAGCCTTTTTCTCAGGGTCTTTAATTGCACCGCCGGGCCAACTTGCAGTAGGATCGCCACCTTCTGATTCTATCTTGTCCCACTGTTTTAGTGCCGCCATTTGTTCTTCTTTTGAGCCTTGACCCATTGTTATACCTCTGGTCCGCTTCATTTGCTCAAGTTGTTCATATTCTTTGGCTTCTGCGTTTGCTTTTTCAGACTCTTGTCTTAATCTCTCTGCTTCTTCAGTATCGCCTCGGTCTTGGGCCGCCGCCGCATCAGCTTCTAGTTGGTTACCCTTTGCTTGTGCTCGTCTTCTATTAAGATCATCGTCAGCAAGACTTGACATGTCAAGTTTTTTTGCTTCCCTACGTGCCGCTTCTGCTTCTCCAGTCTTGCCCTGAGCTTCTAATTCTTTAGCCTCAGTCTCTTTTGCTAGAGATGCATCTTTTGCTTTGAGGTAATCAGCTTCGCCTGCTGTGCCTGCGTCGCCTGCATTTAGTGTGCCTTGTCCTACCGCGCCACCCTTGCCAGCCTCTAGATCTTTAAGGAATGCTATTGATTTCTTTGCATCATCAACGTCTTTCTTCAGCCTTTCGACTTTACGTTGTTGTTCTTCTGATCCACCACCTGCCATATTTGACTCTTGTTCGGCAGCCGCAAGTTCAATTTCACGTGCATCTAATTCAGCTTGTTTTACTGACATTGAGCTAGGTAATTCTTCCTTACCTTGCTCTGCATATGATTTTTCTGCTGGTTTTCTCTTGTTATAATCAGCAGTAATTTTACTCATTGTGTCGCCAGGTTTTACAGTGATTTCACTGCCATCAGGCATTTTAATCTTTTGTCCTACTTGTATCTTATTAGCATCTTTAATATTATTTGCTTTTGCTAAGTCTTGAACGTTTGCTACACCACCTAGTTCTGCGTAAATAGCATCGTCTTTAGCTATCTCTGCATCCATAGCTCTATCGCCTGGTGTTTTACCTTCTTTATCCAATCTACTTTGTGTTGCGTCAACAGCGGCTCTGTTCTGTCTCTCAGGACTTATGTCTCCAGCCTTGTATTCGTTCTTGGCTACAGACTGCATTGCCTTATCGCCACCTAGTGCTTTAACATTTTGCAGAATGTCATTCATTGCTTTGCCATCACCATCTTTCATGGCTTTCTGGAATGCTGTTTGTAGTGTTGCTATTGCGTCTACACTTTGTTTAGGCTTTTCTTCTGCGTTAGGTGTTGTTGACACTGTTACTTCAGGAGCAGGTCTATCCTTGTTAAGTTTGGCTATGTGGTCATTTAAGAATCCACCAATTGCATCAGCACTATCTCCTTTTTTAAACCAAGTTGGATTTTGCTCTTTAGTTTTATTAAGTCGCTTCTCCCATTTTAGATTACCTTCTTCGTCTCTAGATTCCGGACCATAAACTTCTTTGTAGATATCTTCCATGGACTTGCCAGTGCCTTTGGCTTGTATAACTTTAATTCCTGTACTTGGACCTAGTGCCCATGTTTTGTATAGGTTATCTCTGTCTACATTTATACCTGCTTTTTCTAATCTTCGTGCGTTTTCTTTTGCACCTATCAAAGCGGCGGCGTCTTGTATGCGCTTTGAGAAATCAGGTTTCTTGGGATCAGCCATATCCTGATGCGATGTATTAACGATGTCATCTAATAGTTCTTGAGGTATGCCATAATTTTTGTACTTACCCAGTTTAATATTTTCTTGTATGCCTTCCCAGGTACCTTTGGTGAACTGATATCTACCTCTTGCTGAACTCAAACTATTTTGACTACCCTTACCGAAATACTTACCCTCAGCCGCACCTATTTGTGCTAATAAATCCAACAAGTATTTGTCATCATCAGACTGCCTACCTACTTCTTCAGTAAGTCCTAATGCTTTCTGATTCTTTTTAGGAGTATCAGGTCTTACGTCTTTAGTAAGACTGTGACTATATCTTGGGTCTTTTGCTTGTTTTTTGCTGGCTACTACGCCAACACCGAAGGATTCTTTAAAGAGTTCAAATACGTTCATGTAATTACACCATATTAATTATATAGTGTATTTATTACATGTTTTCCAAAAGCCAAATATAAAAAGGTGTGCTAAAAGTAAGGATATATGTGCCGTTCCAGCCCAAATCAACACATTTATCTAAGGTTGGATGGGAGTTATCAAATGGCACGTACTGGGACTTAGAGTACATTAAGTAATCTAAAGGGATATTGTCAATCATAATCTGTTTAACGTGTAATAACATGTCTTTGAGTATTTCTGACTTGTCATCGCTTTGTAATGTATCAGTATATTCTTTGTTTAATAGTTTTATTTCTAATTTATGCTCAGCGTTATCTTCTAAATCAGTGTCAAACTCTATGATAGTGTTCTTGTCTATATGCCCACTGCTTTTTTCGACGTCATTCAGCAAGATTTTATATTCTGGTTTTTTATCCCAGAATGTTACGTCTAGTTCTATTTTAAGATTAAGTGTTTCCATATTAAAAATGCCAATCAAAGGGGACTGTATGTCTACTAACTTTATCTAGCAATAAGGGAACTGTAAATTCACTTATAAATTGTTGATTAGGTTTGATAATATTTATTTTAGTGTTTGATCTATCTATTAATTCCTGAGTGTAATCTAGATGATTGAGAGCAACGAAATCTATCCTTGCCAAACCTGTAGTTTCCATAATTAATTTACAAAGGCCGAATTTAATGTCAACTTTAAACTCAAAAACTTCGTGTGTTTTTTCTTTAGGTACAGTTATTTTTTTATCATTAAACGTAATGTCCACATCTCTAGATGAAGTAAACTGGACTTTTACTAAGACCGTTGAATTATATTCTATCATAATACTCTGTACTCGTACATACCTACATGGCCTAGGCTAATGTCCTTATGTACCCAGACCCTTCCACCTATGCGTCTCCAACGCAAACAAAATGTCCAGTCCTCACTTAAATAATGTCCTTCAGTACTGATGTCAGTATCAAATAATGCATACAAATAAGGTTCATATTGCTTACCTAGACCAACGTGTTCGTTGTATTTTGTTTTAGGATACGCTTCGATCATTTTATTAAAAACTTCACGTTTAATAAGCATAAAGCCGGTACCTGCTGTGCTTACTTCTACTAGGTCACCTTCTTTTTCACCATTGTCTAATTCGTTAATTACCAGTTGTGTTGGTAATTTTTTAACAGGATATGCACCACAACAGATGTCTTTGTCAGCCAATATTAACTTCATTATATCATCTGGTTGGAACCTAATGTCCGAATCTATAAACATTAAGTGTGTTGCTTTTTGATTATGTAAAAATTTCCCTGCTAGATTATTACGGGCTCTTGTTATTAAACTTTCATTGCCCATTGTGTCTAGCGTCCAGTTAATTCCTTCCTTACTTGCTTCAATAAGAAACTTCAACAGACTAATGAAACATGACTCATGCATCATTCCATTGAACGCTGGTATAGCAATATGTATGTAAACTTTAGATAAATCCATGTTTATTGTTTCATAAAATTAATACAATTTAATAATTTAGACCTTTTACTACCAAGTAATATCTTCTGATTGTGTATTAACACTGGTTCTATTTGTTTTATAAGTTTTATGTGGTCTTCGTGACTCATCTGACATAGTTGCCATATTAGTTTGAATACATAATACATTCTTTTCTCATCGTTTGCAACCCTATCGTAGTCTTCATTTATCCACTTACCAAATGTTTTATATCCCATTTCCTTTAATAAAAGCAAACTACCGGGGGGACCCACTATAATAAAAGGTTGTAAATTAAGTATAGGTTTAAATGTTTTCTCAGTCAAGAATGCTGTCCACGACGCAAAGTGTGTTTCTGCTACCACATGCCAATATGCATCGTTATAAAATTTTGTTTCAATGTGTTTATGGTCGTTGTGTTTATCATCTGTTAGGTAGTCTGCATATATAGGCAAGTGCATAGCAAAAGTATCCAACACTTGTCTGGTATTTGTAAACCATTTATGCCATTTATATGCAGGATCATTGTTTTCTTCTACACTTAATGTAGTATAGTTTTGGTTAGTGTAACTAAAGTATGCTTCGTTAGTTAGACCATGATAGTGCAAACTTGCCGCTAATAACCTTCTAAATGGCTTGTCCATCCTGTTTAACAAAGTAAATTTTTTACTACGTTCATTAACGTTAACTGATTTTATATAATTGGAACTTGTTAGATGCAAATATCTGTAATATACTTCATCGTCAGGCATGTAGTAAAAATTAGGCATATCACTTACTAAACCATTGGCACATACCACCTTTACGTTGATTCTAGGAATACTGTATTGATCACACAAAATAGTTAACGTAGAGAATATATCTTCTCGCGGATCGTCTCCTTCGCTATAGTAAAATAATATAGTTAAAGCATTATTCCTTACTTTGTCTAAAGTTTCCTTACGTATAAGAGAAAAGTAATCTATGCTCTTGTCCCAGATGTTTAGGTTAATAGGATATATGGCATCTGCGCCGTCATAGTTATCTATTAGCACTTCTTGATAATCTATTCGCTCTACGTCCAAGTAGCGTAAGAATCTAAATTCATAACTATAAGGTGGTTTAATACACAAGTCCCACCATTCTTTAGACTTTGGTATTATATCTGTACGCTGAACAAGGTTAGGCACAAAGCCATGCTCGCCCTGGCGATCATACACTACTGTTAACATCAATAGTTAATTTAAATATTGAACTTTGGTTATTGTACCGGCCTCAAAGTTAGTTACTTTAGCACGAATCCAGACAAAATTACCGGTGAAGGTAAATGTTGTTGCTGTATTTTGTACAGTGCTATCATCACCCAATACTGCTCCACTGACATCAAACCAATCTGCTTCTGCAGGATCAGTTGCTAGTGTTGCCTGTATCTGTATGGTTGCTTCCAGGCTGGTAGGAAATATAGCCACGGTGTGTGAACCGTCTGCGTATCCATAATATCCATCACCTTTGTGCTTATCGCTGGCAAAACTAAGGCTACTGCCATCGTAATTGCCCACAGCTGAACCATATGCTGTACTAGGTATAAGTGTAACTGTCTTTTTAGCCATTAACTTTTCGCTATTTCAACTATAACGCCATCACCAACTAATTCTTGTACCACTGCTTCTAAACTAGCGGCAACTTCTTCTGGTAATAACACTTCATCAGGATCACTATCCTTTTTGAGTTTACTTAATGCGATAACGACATGTTGTTCTTGAATTTTTGCCATAGTGTACCTCTATAATACAGTTATTTATGCTTTTTTTGCACTAACCTGTAAACTTGTCTAGCACTACACGCATTAGGGCATATCAAGTTAATGAAGTCTATTATCCCTACGTCATTACAATAAAAGTATGCAACTGTGTGCCAAGCATGTCCTCTCACAGCAAGCTCATGTTTAAAGGCATCTGTATAATATACGTTTTCTTTTCCTAGTGTTTGTAAATATTGTAAAATCTGTGGGCCATGTGCTCTTATATGTGGGTTTAAAGTTACAAATACTTTATATTTGTATTCTACTTTACTGTTTAGTATTACATTTGGTTTAAGTTCTTCAGCATGACTACTGTTCAAAATACCACTTACTTCTATTAGGCACTCTCGTAAACAACTTTTTGGTAGTTTTTTTATGACTTCCTGTAATGCAGCCTCGTCTTCATGATACAGGCTAACATATGGTTCTTCTACTCTAAACTGTATATCAGATTCTAATTTTGCTTTTTTAAGTATTTCTAATACTGTAGGACGAGCTCTGTGTATAGATATTCTTTCCTGTCTATCTAGTATGCGATTTTTTATGTGTTGGCTTAGAAAATAATCACTGCTTTTTTCTTCTGCATGTATTCTTCTATTAATATACTGTATTGCGTTAATATCTCTATAACGGTGGCTTAGCCAACTTGAAAGATAGTTTCCGCCAGGCACAAACAACTTTACCTTATAGGCATATCGATTCCAGAATAGTTTTGTTGTAGGCCTAAGTTTAGCTTCTGGGCTTAAACTGGTCCAATACGATATATCCATCTTTTTTAACTACCGGGGCATTATTCTTATTGTTAACCTCAAATACCAGCTCATCATCTTTCATATCTACATTTATAACTGTGCCCGCACCCAAATGATCAAACAATATTTTCTTAGATACTGGAACTTTAATACTTTCTTCAATCTTACGTGCTAGTGGGCGAGCACCCATCTTTGCATCAAAGCCATGCTTAATTAACCAGTCAACAGATGCTTCACTAACAACAATCTTAATGTGCTTATCACTGATTAATTCATTAAGTTCATTTATAAACTTAGCAACAATCTTACGCATAGCAAGGTCATCTAGCCTACTAAACTTAACTGTTGCATCTAGTCTGTTTCTAAATTCAGGTTTAAAGAATTTCTTTAGGGCTTTATCATCTTCCGTAGTTTTTTCTAAGCCTCTACCAAAGCCAATGTTGTTAAGCTCATTATCGGCGGCTCCAAGGTTAGATGTCATTAATACAATGGCATTCCTACAGTCTGCACGTTTACCGTTGGATCCTGTCACGAATCCCTCATCCATCAAACTTAATAGTACGCTGTTCAAATCTGGGTGCGCCTTTTCTATCTCATCAAACAATATAACTGCATTGGGAGACTTTTCTATTTCTCTTATTAGCAAGCCACCGCCTAGGTTGCCATCTTCGTAACCTACGTATCCTGGAGGAGCACCGATAAGTTTTGCTACGCTATGCTTTTCCTGATACTCTGACATATCAAAACGTATTAACTTCATACCCATGTGTTCTGCCAGTAGTTTAGCAAACTCTGTCTTACCAGTACCGGTTGGTCCTAAGAATAAAAAGTTTCCAATAGGCTTGTTAATAGTCTTTAGTCCTGCTCTTGCTACATAAATCTTTTCAAGTACTGTATCTACCGCTGTGTCTTGACCATACAGTTTAGATTTAATATTTGTCTCTAAACTTTGTAGTCCTGTAAATGTTTCTTCTGAACCTATTTGATCAACAGGAATCTTTGTAAACTTACTAATCAAGTCTACTATATGACTTTTACGTAGCATATAGTTAGGAGTTTTAATTTTTAGTTTAGCACAGGCAGTATCAATCAAGTCTAATGCTTTGTCAGGCAGTTTTTTATCGCTCTGATATCTTACACTAAGGTCAACTGCTGATTCAATGGCTTCGTCACTGATCTTGCCTTTGTGAAACTTCTCGAAACCT